TCCATGTATTGTGTGCGAATGACTAGCATCATGTTCAGCTCCTTAGTGTGTTAGTGTACCTACAGTATAAGCTCAGGCCGCCAATTTGTCAACCAACGATCTTTAGCTTTTTTGTGTTGTTTTTATGCCACATGCCGAAGTAGGTCCGTTGAGTAATCTTAGTGGCATATTCTACATGAAACTCCGTGCTGTCAGCATTGAAGTGGGTTACGACCCCACTGCCCTGTCTATTGTACAGTTCCTTGACCGTGCTCCGGACCCTGTCGCCTACTTTAAACATCAACCCCAGTCCTTCTTGTCACCGTACTGTTCGTTCCAGTCGTAGCCCGCATGGTAGGCTTCGATCTGCTCCTGTGTCATAAAGCGAGCTTCGATCTCCATGCTCTGATAGGTAGCGTCCGTGAACATGTGGGGACGGCGAGGGCGATGGTAATAGCTGTCTGCTGAGCCACGGTCAAAGGCTCCACCATGGCGTTCATCGTACTTCTTGCGAATGTTTTCTGCAATCATCTTTAGCTCCGTTTCGTTAGTGTTCCATTAGTATAGCACCATCAGTCGCCGCTGTCAATCTGGTAGCGATCCCCACACTCGGAACAAGTGTATTCCGTGAGGCATCTGCCCACAGTCTTGCTGGAGTATTTGTGACGGCAGGGCACGCCATCTTTGTTCAGTCGGACTTGACCTTTTGGCGAACCATACATATACTGACCCCCGCAGTTGGTACAACCAAAGGTATCAGTTGCTTTGTCGTAGCCAGCGATGACATGTTTGTATTTGTTGTCGCCTGCAGGCACACGACCGCTACCGTTGCAAACAGGACAAGTTCCGTATTCCATAATCAGCTCCTTAGTGTGTCTATAGTATAGCTGAGCTCTGTCAAACTGTCAATAAGAAAGGTGTTGTATTTCTACAACACCTTTGAATGGTGGGCCCCCCGTGAGTCGAACACGGCACCAACGGATTATGAGTCCGCTGCTCTAACCAACATGAGCTAGAGGCCCTGAAATCTTTCTATCTCTTCGAGATCACCTTCATCGTTCTCCTTATAGATGATGACTTCTATTACACTGTCATCTTCACTTAAGGTAGCACTCGCCATCTCTTGTGCTTCTTTAAGACTTTGTGTAGTATCAATCAGTGACTCGTGGTTGTCTTCATCGACAGCCCAGACTTCGTATAGTTCCCAAGACATATTAGGTTAGAAAAAAATGTGCTGGTCCTGTAAAACCCCATACAGCTAGACCAGCACTATATTTACACACGGATTAGAAAGGAGCGTCTTCGTCCTCAGTAACAGCAACCTTAGCTTTGGCCTTGACTGGAGCCTTAGCTTTAACAGCAGTCTTCTTAGTTGCAGTTGGAGTTGCTTCCGGCTTAGTGCGCGGAGTGTTGCGGTCAACATACTCGGCGATAGTTGCCTTAGCTGCCACGTCCTGGAACTCGTCCTGCTTAGACATTGCCACTACAGCAGCCATCTTAGTCATAGGAGTATCAAGCTCCATGAGACGAACGTCAGTGTGACCACCTTTAGTCAACACTTTAATGCGCATGATGTCGTTTGCGAAACGGACTTTGTAGTCACCATCTTTGTTGGAGATACCAACGACTTTGAACAGTTTATCAGTAGCCATAATTAATTTGCCTTTTCATGAGTTTAGAAATTCATTCAAACACTGTTTGAACGTTCCACTATTGTATTACCGTTTTGATTTTTTGTCAACCGTTTTCTTTTTATTTTGGATAGCCTTTCTCCCATCTCGTTGCTCAAATTCTTTGCGAATGTAGTATTCAATCAATTGGTTACGGATCATAACCGTCAAATCCAATCCGTTATCCTCTGGGCAGATAAATCGAACCGGACAGTAACCCCAACTGGATGATTCAACAAACTCGTAATACCAGCGGCGATGATCCTTGTTCTTAGGATCAAACGCCACCAGTGGGCGACTGAAATACTCTAGTTTACTCATTAGCCTTATGCGGGGTGAGCCCAGTCTTCTCTACACCCTCCTCATACCAAACTTCAACATCGTCCTTCTCGGCTTCTTCGTATTCAGCCATGCACTCGCTGATGCCAAACATCTCGTCCAACTCGCTGGGCAGAGTGTCTGCTACCTCTGCAGAGTTCATGTCGCTGAGATCATAGTAGTCATCGCCGTTCTCATCATAGATGCCAGCGAAGCACATGCCTGGCTCGTAGTAGTATGCACGGACTCGGAAGCCTTGATCCATCAAAGCCTGGTAAACACCTGTAGGAGGTGCCCAAGCACTGTCAAAGCACAGGGTAGTATTGTCCTGCTCAGGTTCCAATTCAATTTGGTCACCGTCACCACCGCAGTCCCACTTGGTGCCCCATTCGTTGACGCAGAAGTCATACCAGTTACTGTAGCCATGGATCTCTAGGTTACGCTTCTCTTGTGCTTCAAGATCAATCTGTTTAGGGTCTGAGTCATCGCCTACTCGACCTGCTACGATGTTCAGGCTCTCTGGAACTGGGATGGCAAAAGAACAAAACTTACCATCGTTATAAGACTCTACCAAAGCCTTGAGCTTTGCTGGGTCTTCGTGTCCAATCTCTACTGTGTTATTGCACCAATTAGGCATTGTTCGCTCCTATGTGTTGTTGAGAAAAGGGTGGGCGTAGAGTTGGCCTGCGTTTGGTTTGCTCTACATTAAGGATGCTACCTAGGATTGCCATCATCCGCCCTTAGTCGTTAATTAAATTCGTAAAAGGTTACAGCAGGGTCAATGCTCTTCAGCTCTTGAGCACAGCGGGTCAGCTCACGATAACGACGCTGAACTTCAGTGCGGCTCAGTTCGCCATCGCAGGTGAGGTTCTCGGGGCTCAATGCTGAATCAATCTTGTCAGCAATCTTCTGACGATCTGTCGCACTCAACAGGCTCAGTGGCTTGTTGCCGAAGATTGCGGACCATTTGTTTTCACGCTCTACATATGCTTCTAGGGTGGAAATGTTCATTTGTCGCTCCTTTGTTGCAGTATCAATAGTATAGCAAGGGTCCAAAACTTTGTCAACCGAAAGGTTAATATTCTGCGTAGACTTCTTCGTTACAGTCCAAGTCCACAAAGACTTTGGTGAAAGCCAAGCCACCCAGCTCTTCATCGTTGTAGCCGATCTCGTAGCAGAATTGTTTGCCATTAGTAATGCCTAGGAACTTACTCTGTAGCACCCGATCCTCAGGGTACATGAAGTTCAGGGCCTTCTCCAACTGAGAAGTACTAAGGTACATACATTTCTTAATCTTGTAGTCTGTAATCATATCACATGCTCCAGTAGGCTTCACTGCTGGGTGAGCAATAGCGTGGAGTATCATAACGCTCTTGATACTCCTTGCCACCCATCAAGTTAGTACGAGTGACATAAGTCTCGTGGATCTCATAACGGAAGCCCTGGGACACTCTATAGGTGTTCTTGACAGTATGCTCTAACATTGAACGATTGTCAGTGTCGTAGTCTTTCTTAGATATCAAACGCTCGCCTACCTTAGTTCGTTTGTCCTTTTTGTAAATTTCTACTGTATACATAGTTCGCTCCTTAGTTGCAGTATCATTAGTATAGCAAGGGTTCTCCAAAATGTCAAGACCCAGTGTAGTATTTTACATACTCTTTGCCACCTACAGTTATGTAAAACAGTCCATCAGTTTTCATATAATAGCCCTGTGCGTAGAATCGTCCTACCTGTGCGCAGGCACTGCGGTGTTGGCTAGGATGCTGTGTTGCACGGATCTGTGCGCGGACTTGTGCTAGGGTTAGTTGCATTGCTCGCTCCTTTAGTGTCCTTATAGTATAGCACCCGTCCAACCTTTTGTCAACCAAAAAAAAAATCCCCGGGGAGCGAATCCGGGGATTAAAAACCCTATGAAGTCTAGGGTTTTAATAGACCTGAGGCACGGTGTCCTGGGAGCGAATCAGTTAGCCGCGACGCATACAGGTCATGCTTGCGATGCCTTGCCAACGCTCGGGGAATCCCTTCCGGAGGTCAGCAATCTTTAGCACCATTCGTAGGCTGAGTTCTCTCAGCTTCTTCTTGTTGTCGTCAATGAAGTTGAGGATCTCTTCAACTTCGTTGTTCGCAAACTCGTACTTCTCCAACATGCCATCTTCAACAATCTGCTTGATACGCAGAACCTTCTCACGCTCTGTGTCAATGGTAAGGTCAAGATAGTGGCAACGTGACTCCAAAGCCTCCAGGTGATCACGCAGCTTCTTAGACTTAACGTTTTCAAACTTGATGTTGGTGATGAAGATAGCTCCGCCTTTGAATTCAAAGCTGTCAGGCACACCCTCACGACGCAACATGTGACTGTCTGTGTTCCAGTGGATCATGCGCTTCTTACCACTGTCCAGAGCAGCTTTAAGGATGTTGAGGCTGAGATCGTCCAACAGTACACTATCGCAGTCATCAAACACAAGGATGTTCTTAGGGTCGCTGAACTGATAGAGCTTACTGTAAAGGCCCAGCGCACTCATAGCACCTTTGACCACTTCGTACTTCTTCAGCTTCTCATTGCCAGCAATGTTAGCCATTGTGTCGTGCTTGCCTAGTACTGCCTCAACACCAAAGCTCTTGCCCACACCCGGGGGGCCGGACACGATCATAGCACGTACAGTACCCTTCTTCACAGCACGGGTCATGTCATCCAAAATATTGAAACGTTCACGCAAACGAGCTTTGATCTCGTCATCAGTCTCGTCAGTGACTTTGTTAACAGCTTCCATCTCTAGGCTCTTGACCTCTGCGCTTGCATTCATCAGCATGTTACTAGTTACAATCTTGGGCATGTTTCGCTCCTATGTCCTTGTTTAAAGTTAAAGTATACTATGGCTCGACCGCTCTGTCAAGCCGGAGTTGGTAGATGAAGCACATTGTCCTTACCGTATTGCATTTCAAACAGGGCCTTGGCTGAGCCAGGATCTCCTGCTTGAACTGATACTTTGATTGAAGCACCCGTCTGGGGGTCACGAATCCAAGTAATCCAAGTCTGCATTAGTCGTCTCCCACACAGTATTCGTTGAAGGTTACCACAGGGCCATCAAACAGGCACTCGTTGCGGTCACTCATAGTCAATCCAAACATATTGCAGCCACGGTCCTTGACCTGTACACAGATCTCGCCGTCCATCTCGTAGACGTGATACTCGTAGTCTTGGCCGCACTCTTTGTCCTCCACGCTATGGATGTAGAACCCACCCACGCTCTGCTTGAAGTGACTGACCAGCTGAGCAGCCAAACAGCCCATGCCGTTGGCAGTACGACGTGTTTCGTTCATAGCAATGCCATTGGTGACGGCTACGAACTGACCCAGGAACTCTGCAAGCTCTGCACCGTGACCACTAGGGTAGCCATCGTACTGGCGATAGAGATTGACAATGGGCTTACCATGATCATAGACAATAGTTAGACAGCGTGTTCCCATAGATCAGTCCTCCGTCCATTGTGAATAGTTAGGGTTCTTTTGAGCCTTGCGATACTTCCAACGGGCCCAAAGCATTTGGGGAATGCCCATACGCCATGCCCACAATAGGTCCATGACTATGAGTCCTGCTACGAATGCTAGTATTAGTTCCATTTGCGCTCCTTAGTGTTTCAGTTTCATTAGTATAACAGGGCTCCAAGGCCCTGTCAACCAATTTATTCAATACCCTGGAAGCGAGTAAGGACTTCCTGGGCCACACCGTCCAACATCACAGAATCTTCTGCCTGCTGACGCTCTACTTGGAGTCGCACCCGGTACTCTTCCAGGGCAGTCTTCTTAGACTCCATAGCGGGCCACTCTACGTCTGAGGGGTTAAGGTAAGCACGGATCTCGTTCTCAGTACCAGGCTTCAGTGTGATCTCTCCTGCACGGATAGCCTCGAACACTTGACCCCAAGTAGGTTGCTGGGGACGACCCGAAGGTCCAAACAGTTCTCGAGCCTTGGCTTCGAGCTTCTCCTGCTGGATCTCGTTGAGACGACGAATAAAATACTGACGCTGTTCTGTTTCCATCTTTCGCTCCTAAGTTGTTTACAGTTTCATTAGTATAAGTTCACTTCATGAACTTGTCAAGTACCTCACGAGCCTCGTCACAGTCCTGTTGTTCTTGTACAACATTGTCCCAGACCGCAGCAATCATCAGCTCACGGACGAACCTGGCCTGTCCACGTAGGCGCTTGGGCAAGTTACCAATGAACTCTGCTACATCTTCCTCGCTGTCGCAGGCCCAAATCTTATCAGCTAATTGCTTCTGCTGAGCACTCAACCCGGTGATGACTATTTCCATTATGCTACCTCTTTCAAACGAATAACGAACCCGCTGTAGTCTTTCTTAGCACGGCCCTTAGCCTTCAATCCCAAGACCACACCCTTGGGATCCATAAAGCGCAGGTCAGTGTCGTCTGCATTGAACACACTCTTACCCTTGTACTCTGTAGGGATCTCATCAAAGACCACAGCCACGTTCATACCCTGCTCCATGGCCTTGGCAACATCCGCATCGTTGCCATCTGCTGCGGAGAAGGTCAAGTGGTAGTTCTTGTACTTCTGTACCTTACGGCCCAAGACCTTTGTATAGTCATAGAACTGTACATCAGGAAACAGTTCAAAGATATTGTTCTCGTTGATAGTGTACTTCTCCCAGCTGAGGTCTGAAGTACCATTCAAACGGAACACTGGCTTCAAACCCTGACGCTCTGCATAGCGGATAGCCCGTTTAATGTCATCGTAGAGATCCATCATGAAGTAGTCACGGGCTTCAAAGAAGTATTGTGTCTTGCGTATACGAGCCCGCTGGATAGTGTTAGTGGTCTCGCCCCGCTTGAACATACCGCCACGCCCTGCTGTATTAAGGCAAGCCGCTGAGCACCCTGCGGTTCGCTTGGGGCAGACTTCACGTCCTGAAAGATCAGCTGGGGCAAGGTGCAGGATAAAGCTAAGGTAGCCTTCTTTGGTACCCTTTTGGATCTTGGGATTGGCAGTACTTAATAGTTTGAACATTTTCGCTCCTGTTCGTTAGTGTTCCTACAGTATAGCAGGGCTCACTGCCTTTGTCAATCGATATCTTCTTCTATGACTTCTATGTCTACAATCTCGAATTCGCCGTCGCTGCTACGGCAAAAGGCCTCCCTGAAGCTCTGCTGCTCTGCTAGGAAGTTAAAGACATCCTGCTTGTCATAGTCTTCGGGACCTTCTATCCTTTGACGCAGTACTGTGGTGACGTAGATCTTGGCCATAAGTTCGCTCCTTAAAGGTATTGATCATTGAGTTGGGGGCGCACACTCTTCACAAGCTCACGCTCACGAGCATATGCTTCTGCACGACCCCTAACAATCTCTAGTATACGATGACTCCAAGTCATTGTCAAGCCACCAGTCTTGAGATAGACGTACAGAGCCCAAGTCCTGTTCTCGTTCTTAGCTCTAGAGATATGCTTGCGCCACCGCTCCTTCACAGCCTTAGCGGGGGTCACAGTGCCTTTGCGGGTCAAGCCTATATAGCTGGCTCCAGTGTCCTCACAGACTGCTTCGTAGATGATGTAGTTTGAATCCTTGCGGGCAGTTCGTTTCACAGTTCGCTCCTCCATTGTCTTATTATAAGCTCTGTTCTCCAAAATGTCAAGGGCCTGCCCGCACTCGTTTCGTTGTGTTAATACAACAGAATCCGCTCCAGATTTTGGTTGACATTTTGGTAGACCTGCAGTATACTAATGACATAATAAGAAAGCAGGTAGACTGTAGATAGATTCGAAGAGCTATACTCGGGGTGGACGGCGGGAGTGCCTGTTCGGTTCTGAGTAAGTTGGCACTTACTTACCTAATCGGTTCGGTGACGGTGACAGGCGAAATAACCTGGTTCGCATCCTGGTCTTTATTTTGAATCGGTTTTGGCTAAGTCCTGACCCTGCCCCCTTCGCCATCCATTCTTCACTAAATTCTCCTTGGCCACCTCCAAGTAATGAATAGTTTTATTGTCATCTCGGGCCATCACTGCCAAGACCGCAATTAGAAACCCTTTGTGATAAAAATGATTGAGACGGGGATTGTCACGACTATACTGTATACCTTCTAATAAACTGACTATACGTTTATATTCATAAGTCTCATCTATACGCATACACGCTCCTTTAACACAGTGTATAGCTAGGCTCAAGCTAACCTGTATACTGTATATAGCAGCGAAGGTTCCCTGCCCCTCAGCTACAGTAGTGTATAGAGTCTATATAGTGTGATTAACTCTAGGCCACCTTGCGTATACGCTTCATACAGCGAGTGGGTGATGCAGAATGGTGCAGAAAAGTGTAGAATTGTGTGAAATTGTGTGACAGAACCGGGCGAATACTGTGTTTGAACGGTGTAACCATAGGATCTATAGCAAAATTTTTTTGGTGGGCTACCAATCTGGCGAGCATAGTTCAAATAATCTAATCCTAACAGCTAGTCCTTTTACTGTATACGCATAGCTTACCACCAACAGCTAGACCATTCCCTGTACGCTACCAAAATATATGAAAAATTGCCAATGCGATTAACAGTATTGCAGCCAAAGTCAAAGTTAAATGTTCATTCATCACCGCCTCCACAGTTTGGGCTATTATGAATAGTTATCACTGTAGTGTATACTGTATATGTACAATAGGCTAAACCCAACAGCTAGACCTATGTATATACATGGGTTCAGACCATTAGTCGTATCCATACTGCTAACAGTGCTATTAGTATAGCCGCTGTATACACACTAGTCATCGCTGAACTGACCCCATAAGATCAGTAGTGTGCTTAACCCAATAATGATTAAACTGCCAATTTCCACGCTGTTCATAGCTTGCTCCAAAAGCACTATTTAACTATATACAGTATATGAAGCAGTTTGTTCTTTACCCATGTTTACGCAGTAGCAGTGATTGGTGCACACAGGATCAGCTAAGTCTGTTAACTCAAAGACTCAACGGTTGGTTCTCAGTACGCTGTGATGTAATTGATTATTGGGTTCCAGAAGATCGTGTGTATATGCTGTATATGATTGACAGTAACTTAACACGCCAGCCCACATTGGATTATATAGTGTAGAAAAGCCCAACGGATTTAACTCCCTTGGGCTCATAGTCTGTGTATTGTGTACTTGTGTACGATTAGCGATTCATCACGTACATAGTGATTTCAAAGCCAAAACGCATGTCAGTTGCAGTTGGTTTAGTCCACATAGCTGTCTCCTTGTTTTAAGTTAGTTTAACTTTAGTAGTACATACCATACACGGTTGGTATACAGTATGTATCGTAACTATACAGTCAAAACTCCAGGATTCACATAGTGATAATCATTAAATTGCCATACAGAGTTTAGCTAGGGTTGGTAGTAGACTATTTCTGGCGCTACACTATCGCGCCGCGGCGCTTCGCAGCTTCGCTGCTATTTCGGGCTCACGGACGCTCGGGTTATCCACAAAGTTATCCACAGCCATTAGACTAGCCTTTGGATAAATATTTTACAAGTTCCACGGAGTGGTGGACAAAGCCAAAGAGGAGACAAACATGGCAGACTTATATTCAAGCATTGGGCAAAACGCCCGCAGAACAGCACCAAGCTCAGAGTTTGGTACACCAAGAATAACCACAGTATTATTAGACACTGATGGTGCAACATTACCTGGCGGTTTAACCTATTGGTCCGACGACACAGACGCAGGTAATCTTTTAAGAACTGGTAACTTTCAGTCAGCAAACAGTAACGTATTTCGTGCTGTACAGGCCATACAACAGTTCTGTACTGTCTATCAAGTAGGTGGTTCAGCAGACAGCAACTATCTTTCTGTGGCCTGTAGAGATTCAAGTATCCCTTACGATGCGGGTACTACTTTTGTAAACGTGGGCAGTACTATTACCAAACTACAGGATGTTGTACGTGCAGCCTTAGAGGGCGCGGCTGTATTGGTCAAAGTTGGTACATTCAGAGACGACGATCTAGACAGTTAATGTTAAAAATACAGGAGAAATAACATGGCAGAAACATATACAAGCGTGGGGCAAAATGCTCGCAAGCTAAAACATGATACATTCAACTACGGTACACCACGTGTGTATCCACTAGTGCTAGTACACGGTACTAACTGGGATGGACACGCAGATTCAAACAGCGACTTATACAAGGTAATCACTTATCTTCAGGGTCGTGGCGTTGAGATCTACGGTATTGGTGACGTCAGCAGTGACGAAGTAACTATTTTGGCCAACTGGGATAAGATTCCTAAGGATGCCAATGATTCAGAAGGTCCTAATGATACCAGCGACATCGACTTACTTCAAGATGAAATCAACTCATTATTGGGTATCACTTGCCGTGTGTGGTATGGTAAGATCCAAGGCAACACTATCAGCTACGACTGCTAATTGATTTTTGTTGTAGAACAAGCCCAGATTCAACCCTGGGCTTTTTTTGCCTTTGTAAATATCAGTATGAAGTATAGAACTAATCAAGAACGTGGCTACATAGACTGTAGCCGTTTAGGTGAACCCAACTATACCAGCCGTCGTAGCTTTGACTTTGAGGGCTATCAAAGTGGCATATATTTGAACTGGGGCCCTGTGGTCACAATAAACGATGACACTACCCTGCCCGGGTTCATCACCGCCTATCATGAACATAAGAACTTAGACATACTCAGCTATGTGGTACGGGGCAAAGTAAAGCATCATGACAACTTGGGCAATGACGTTATAGCACAGGCTGGGCAAGTTCAACACATGAGCTGTGGCACAGGCATATGGCACACAGAAGCCAACCCAGGGCCTGATGAGAATCGCTACCTACAGATATGGATAATGAGCAATCAATTGACTATGGGTTGGGAGCCTAAGTATACTCTTATAGATCGTAGCCCTGAGTTTGGGTTACTGTCTGTACAGTTAAAGAACACACGTTTGGATATACATTCAGGTATACTATCAGGCGCATACGCACCCACAGGAGCCAGCTATCTATTACAGTTAGAAGGCACTAGTCAGTGTGCTGGCTACACTCTCAGTGAGGGTGACAGTTTGGAAATTACAGGGCCCTGTGACGTAGTCAGTGATGGCGGGCACTGTTTGTTGTTTACCCTAAAATAACTGTTAGTTCAAGTCTAGTAAGAAACGCACATAACCCACAGTGTCGATTATGGTCATGACTATGCTCATGCTGACTATGCCAAAGCTGTTGCGGCTAAGTCCACAGAAGATCATTATAGCAGTGCCGCTGAGCCATAACGGGTATGTCACAGCATAGGGTACATTGGGAGCCATAAAGGCAAAGATTATGGCTGTAGCTAGGGCAGTGACTGCATTGTAGGTTTCACCCATGAGTCTCCAGGGGTTACTGTTCCAATCATCGTGTACGTATTGTTTAGTTGCAGTCCAGGCTCTGCTTATGTTCATCTATAATCCTTATCAGTGTTCTAGCTATCTTTCTATTGCCTGCGGCATCAACCCCGTTGTCGCTGATGTCGGTAGGTACACAGTGTCTGTACTCAGGAAACCAATCATGTGGGTAGTTCATTAGTTCAAAATCCACAGGCTGCTTACATTTGAGGTTTTGGCTTTGTCGATCTTGAAAGTGCCACACTTTGGCCTTTACATTTTGTAACTTTTGATACAGCAGTTGTTGCTCTGCTTGATATACTTCAGTGACCTTTTGATCTTGTGGCTCATAGAACACAAATATAAAATCTGCAGAGTTTGCCAGTGCTAGGTCTATGTCTTCTAATTTGGCTTGAAGACTGCCGTCACCTGGACGACCCTGTACTACTATGCTGATAGTACTTTGGTAGTGTTTCTTTAACAGTTTAACAAAAGTATCAGTTTGAATACACTGACCCTCTCTGCAAAAGCTGTCACCTATAAATGCTAGTTTCGTTGTCATACTGTAATTTAGTCACAAAAAAAGGCTCCTAAGAGCCTTTTGAAGCATCAAACTTTTATTAAAGAGTGATACCCATTGCCTGTGCCTTGTAGCCTAGTGCTACGATTCTACGGCTTGGCTTGCCCAACTCATACTCAGTGACCATTACACCGTTACCAGCACGGCGTTGGTTAGCATATACAGCATAACCATGGGTACGAATACGGCTAGCTTCGGCAGCAAGGTTCTTGATGCCAAAACGCTTTTCAGCTTGACTAGCAGTGATTTTATCGCCACGTTGTAGTGCGGCAAATAGTTTGAACGTCTTTGTATCAGGGTTCATAAGTTTCATAATATTATTTCCTCTTATAGATTTGTGTTGGATTTCACCAACTAAGCCTAGTATAGCGGTTTATACTGATTAAATCAAGTATTTTGGTTAGATTGCTCTTCAACTTTATCACCAAAAGCTTCAAATACACTTTTGATCAATCGCTGAGTTTCTTCATCAGTTAATTTAGGATTATATTTGTTGATACGGAAACTGCGTCCAGGGAAACGTTTTTTAATTGTATCAAGCATGTCACGGAAGTTTTGACCCTGTGCTAGGAACTCACCCGTATTAGCGTAGGCATAGTATTGGCCCTGTTCTCGCTCTACATCAATTAAAGTTGCTCGATCATTGGCCATGTCATCTTCCAATTGAGCTTCTGATTTAGCCTTCTTTACTTGCTGTATCAATTTAGCAAACTTATCAGGATCATTGAGCATGTTCTCTGCTAGTTTGTGCAGACCTCGCCAATATCCAATAGCAAAGCCAATAACAAACACTGATAGAATTATGATAGTGTCCATATTATCCTCTATAGTTATGATTAACAAACGGTGTAAAACGAGTTTGGAATGCTTCTACCAAACAATGGTAAACTCTTTTAGAACCCATTTCTTCATAGTGTACCCAAAGCTGTCCGGCATCGGCTACAATGTTTTTGACTATGAATTTTTCAAATTTACTGCCGTGCCAAATACTGCCAGGAATAACATCAGCTACTATTTGTATTTTTCGACTCATTGATTCTGCTCCTTAGTTAGTTCGCATACTAATATAAATCGCTCATAGGCTTTACGAACTGAGGGGTTACTTAATAATTTATCTGCTTCCTCTTGCATGGCCTTAACACCGGCTTCGGCAGCGTCTCTGGCACTGCCATGTGTAAACATATAACGAAAGTCATCAGGAATAGTGGCGATAAACTGTTTCCATTTTTTCTGTGTGGCTTCATCGATCTCGCGATTCATAGGGCGCAGTTCTGTAGCTTCTTGTATCTTACGACAAATAGCATCTTCAGCATAACGTCCTGCGGCAATCATTGGGGCTAGAGCTGGATCAATTCTGTAGCGACGACTGCCGCCCCCAGGATACACAGACACGAGATGGTCACCTTGGGGAAAGCTGTCCAAAAGTTCATTATCATATTCTGAAACTGGAACATATTTGCGTCCTTGTTTTTTATAGAATATCTGTTTCATCTCTAATCTCTGTGTGTTAATGTGGCCTGACCGGAGGGACTCGAACCCCCTACCCACAGCTTAGAAGGCTGTTGCTCTATCCAGATGAGCTACGGTCAGATTATGCATATATTGTAAGCGAACTCCGTAGAGTTGTCAAAGGAATTTTAGCGCGAATTCGGTGTATCTTTTTGGAGTCATATAGGCTGTAATCAAAATCTTATAACCAAAACTCAAATGATCTGCATAGGTATGGTATGTGGGATCTTTACAGTGTTTCATTACCCACTGACCCTTAGGCGTCTGTTGCCATTCATAGATAGGCTGTGCTATGTAAATGTCCAAATCGTCCACATCGCCCATTGTAAAACTGTGTACGTCATATCTAGTATAGACATGATCATCAATTACATGATATTTTTGATTGAGTTTAGGCGACATCGAATCCAATCTTATCTCCGTAGGTAAGGAGAAAAAGGCTTTTCTTTCTATCATCATAAAAGTCCAAGTGTACCTCATCAACATAAGAACCACGATTAGGTTCAATGTAAAGCATATCTGCCTTGTGTAATTGATTAAGTTCTTTTTGATAATCCTTATTTGGTTGCCAATCTCTATGTTCGCGTACAGTAAATCCTAATTTAGATTTCATTTTACTACGAATAAAATAACTGGGCGGATACTTTTTGTGTAGTTCGTCTCTAATACAGCGCCACTCATTTGGGGTTAGTATAACTGCTTTCATTGGCACCACCTAAGTTCAAATAATGTTGCATCTTTAGCTTGTAAAAAATAAAAACTGTCGTTGCTGATAAACCATCTATTACCAGGATTGCCAAAAGTTTTAATACACCAACTGATAGCAGGTGCTATGTTGCCTTCAACTTCGATAACATCATAGGTTACATCTGGTATAGTGTTAGTTGATATCATTTAAAAATACTCATCAGATTCAGCAAAATAGTCCCACCCTTTTCCACCAAGACTATGCCAAATTTTCCATTTGTTTTCTTCCTCTTTGCACTTGTCAGGCATACTGTCACTGCCCACTATACATTCACATTGTGCGCAGAAGTAATTCATACCAAACGTAGGTTCATCATAATAAGCCACTCCACCACAAGGCATAACCATATAGTCTGTGTAATCAATCGCCATTACTACCCCATCTTAACATAAACCAATTTGCATCTGCGGCATCTTCAAATATAAAAGTGGAGCCACGACATTCCCAAGGATTCTTAATATTTTCTTTGCACCATAGCTTAACGTCTACAGCATGTTCTCTGCTGTTAAATCTTAACAGTTCTACCTTACGCCATCCTAACTGTATTAACATATCTGACAGGATGTTAAAGTCCATCTCACTTTGCATTTGAGTTGCTAATTCCTGCATTATTTCTTCTTCTAAGTTCATGGACCTGAACTTTCTGCCATTACTTCACCATGATCATTATCGTGTTCTTTGGCAATAGTTTCCAATAAGTCAAAGTTTTCTTCTGCACGTTTGATAGCTTCATAGGCCTTTTGCAGTGCAGGATTCTTACGTACAGCATCTTCCCTAGTTCGTTGTTTGTTTCGTTCTTGACGTGCCCAATCTAGCAGTGCTTCTGTTTCCGGTGTTAGCTCCACTGTGGCATAATTCATGTCCAAAGTCTTCCAACTGACGCCGTCATTGACTTCCATGTTATTCATATTGCTGTTCCATCTAAGCATGCCTGCACCAACGCTGCCTGGACTGATGTAGGGGTTGTTAGGACTGCCACCGTTGACAGTGATATATCTATTTGAACTGTTAATACCTTTAATCATAATCGTGTCTCACCAAATTTAATAATGTTTGATATCGTTCGTAGGCTTTACGAACTGATTCATTCTTTTGTCGTATCCAAGATTCTTTTTTCATATCTTGATACTGCCTCTTAGCCCATTCGCGTTCTGTGTCAACGCTTTTGACAAATTGCTCCATCTCTACCAAATGTCTAAAACGATCCTGTGGAATCAATACTTCCACATAGGCCTCTTCATCAACAGGCAGTGTGGCTATAGTATCAAAGGCACTGTCAATGTCCTTATAATCGAATTTAATACGTCGCATACGCCTAAACATCTTGTTACTGAGATAGGCTTTGGCTTCATACTTGTGTAAGAATTCGTCGACTTCTTTGTTAGGGTTATTCATAGCGCAAGTATAACAAAAAGGCTGTTTAGTAATCAAACAGATTGACTAGATTAACTACGCCATTTGAGTATAAACCAATCTCGATCTTTTTTATTTCTAAACCAAAACTTT